AAGTTTCTACTAACGTAGGAAAGCACTAGAATTTCTCTAGTGTTTAAAAGGGCTACCTAGGATAACCTAGCCCCCTTATTTTTTACGACAAAATAAGAGCTACCTGTTACCGTTCGCAGCCCTCGTAACTTAAAGGAGTTATTCATGAACGAAGAAGAAAAGCAAACTGAAGTTATTGAGGAAGGCAAAGAATCAACACCCGTTGAGACTAAGTCTGAATCATTAGGAAGTCCAAAACCTTACAAAAACAAAGACCGTGAGGATGTTTGGAAAGACGATGAACCCAATAATGAACAGAGTGCAGCTACCGTTGACAAGGACACCGAAGAAGATTCTAAGGCTACTCCTGAAGAACAACGCCCTGCAAGTGCTGAAGATAAGGTATTTAAGAAACGCTATGACGACCTTAAACGCCACCACGATTCAACTATCTCAAAGCACAAAGATGAACTTTTAAGACTTAAAAAACAAGTCGAGGAAGCAACCAAAAAAGCCTACCTTCCCCAAATGTCTAAGGAAGAATTAGATGATTGGAGAAAAGAGAATCCTGAAATGTATGATGTTATGAAAACATTAGCATATGAGGAAGCCGATGAAAAATCAAAAGCTGTCGAAGCTAAACTAGAAGAGATTAAAAATGCTCAATTAAATTTAGCCAGAGAAAAAGCAGAGGTGGAATTATTAAAATTACATCCTGATTTTTATGACATTAAAGCGGATGATGATTTTCATGAGTGGGCAGAAGAGCAAGATAGCATGATTAAAAATTGGTTATACAATAATTTTGATAATGCCAAACTTGCTGCTAGAGCAATTGATTTATATAAGATGGACAGAGGTTTATCTAAAAAAGCAAAAGTATCTAGTGCGGAAGCTAAAATGGAAGCAGCCAAAGCTGTAACCAAAACAAGAGTAGGAGAGGAAAGCAAGATGAAAGAAAAGAAAGTCTGGAGTCTAAAAGAAATCTCTAAACTTAAACCTCATGAGTTTGATAAGTTAGAAAGTGAGATTGACCTTGCTAAACGAGAAGGAAGAATCACAGCTTAATTAACTATATATAAACATAACCTTAGGAGGTAAATAACATGGCAGTATCAAGAAGTTCCGGTTACGGAAATTTGCCAAACGATAATTTTATCCCACAGATATATAGTCAAAAAGTTCAAAAGTTCTTCAGAAGAGCGTCTGTTGTTGAGGATATCACAAATACAGATTACGCTGGAGAAATTGAAAATTTTGGCGATACTGTTAAAATTATCAAAGAACCTGTAGTAAGTGTACAAGCTTACACAAGAGGTTCAGTCGTAAACCCACAAGACTTAGCTGATGACCAAATCACTTTGGTTGTTGACCAAGCTAGTGCGTTTGCATTTAAAGTAGACGACATCGAAGAGAGACACTCTCACATTAACTTTGAAAGTGTTGCAACTTCATCTGGTGCATATGCTCTTAAAAACTCATATGACGCTAACGTATTATCTAATATGTTCTCAAACGCAGGTACTACTATTGGTACAGACGGTTCAGGACAAGATATTGGTTTTGGCACATCTGAGATTGACCCATTAAACTTAATGGCAAATCACTCTAAGAGACTAAACGCAGCAGATATTCCATTTGAAAACAGATGGTTTGTCGCTTCACCTGCTTTCTACGAGCAATTACAGCAAACTGACTCTAAGTTACTTGACACTCGTTTCTCAGGAGACGCTAATGGCGTTCTAAGAAATGGTAAAGTGTATGAAGGAAACATTGGTGGTTTTATGCTTTACATGAGCAATAACTTACCTGCTTCTTCAACAAATAACTATGAGAAGGTAATGTCAGGTCATATGTCTGCTGCTTCAACAGCAAATCACATTGCTAAGATTGAAGTTGTAAGAGACCCTGATTCTTTTGCTGACGTTGTACGTGGTTTACACGTTTTCGGAAGAAAAGTACTAAGAACTGATGCTCTACTTGCTGAGCATATTTTAATCGACTAATAGAGGAGGAATTATATTATGCCTACAAACTATAATAGTAATATTACTTCTACTAACATCCCTTCTAAAAGGGGTTCTAGTATTCCAAGAGTAATATCAGATGTAGTAGATTTCTCTTCTACTACAAATGCAACAGGCGATACATTTGATGTATTACCTATTCCTGCTAACTCCTTAGTGTTAGCTGCTGGCGTAGACGTATTAACTGCCGATGGTGCTGGTAACTCAGGTACTATTGCAGTTGGTGATAGTGTAGATGCTGACCAATATGCTGCTGCTGCAACCGTAGCTGCAACAGGTCAAATGACTACTCTTGATGCTAATTACGCTTACTCTGCAGCAGATGCAATCAGACTAACAATCGGTACTGGTGCAATTGATGCTAAAGTTAGAGTATGGTGTTGTGTAATGTCTTTAGATGATGGTGGCACACTAGCTGACACTGATTCACAGACATCAACATTTGCATAATCAATAAATAATAAAGGGGGATTTATTCCCCCTTTAAACTTACCATAATGCCAATATATATTTACGAAAATACAAAGACAGGTAAAGTATGGGAAGAAAATTTATCTTATGAAGATAGAGATAGACCCGTTACTAAAAATATAATTAGAATACCTGCTGCTACTAATATGCTTCGTATTTTAGATAGCAATGAAAATAAATTAAGAGACCACTTAGGTAAGATGGTACAACAAGGGTATAAAGAAAGAGATACCCTAGAAAAGAAAGGTTTAATTAAAGTTTCTAATGCTGAAAAAGAAAGCAGAGAGAAACGTCAACAAAAAAGGAAATGGTTATAAATGGATTACTTAACTTTATGTAATAATGTTTTAAGAGAACTAAACGAGGTTGAATTAACTAATGCTTCTTTTGCAGGAAGTAGAGGTGTTCAAACTTCTGTTAAAGGTTTTGTTAATAAAGCTATTTCCGATTTATATAATTCAGAAGTAGAGTGGGCATGGTTACATACGTCTGCTACTCAAGATACTAATGTAGGACAAAGAGAATATACTTTACCTGCAGATATGAGAAAAGTAGATTTTGAATCTTTTTATTTAAAACCTAAACAAGTTATTTCTAATCCAGAGTTTACTAGTGATATATCTAACTGGACTACCGTATCAGGTTCACCAGAGTATTCTTCACTAGGAAATGGTAGAATAAAATTAAATGCTTCGGAAGTTACTCAAGCAGTTACCGTTACCACTAATCGACCTTATCAATTAGCGGTAAGAGTTGTTGGTGGACCAGTTACTATTAAAGTAGGAACTTCCTCAGGTGATGCTAGTATTATTAATCAGGCAGTTACCCCCACTTTCGTAGGGGAAGGTAAAGTCTATACTGCATTATTTACCCCTACTGTTTCTACTCTTTATATAGGTTTAGAAAATAGTGCTAGTGCTGATTATTACGTTGATTTCGTAAAACTAGCTGAAGATTTTCAACCTTATAAACTACGTTATGTTGCTTATGATGATTTTTTAAGAGAAAGCACCCATCGAGATTTTGATATTGATACTACCTATAAACAACCTGAAAGAGTATATCGTACACAGAATCATACAAGTTTTGGTTTAACTCCTGTACCTGATAAAGATACCTATACTATTGTTTATGAATATTTTAAAACTCATACTGATTTATCCGATGCTACAGATGAGCCTTTATTACCATCAAGATATCATCATGTCATAGTCAATAGAGCAAAATATTATCTTTATAAATTACGTTCTGATGTACCAATGGCTAATATTGCTAATGCAGAATATGAAGATGGAGTAAAAAGAATTAGAATAGAAATGTTAAACAAGCCTGACTATGTAAGAGATTTAAGAGTTAATCTTAATACTATATCTTCAGGGGGTTTAACTGACCTATAATGCCCGATACTTCTAATATTGCTCCTGCTATTGTTAGTTGCTCTGGAGGTTTAATTCTTAACCGAGATGTTTTTTCTATGTCTCCGGGAGAAGCTTTAGAGTTAAAAAACTTTGAGCCTGATATTGAAGGTGGCTATCGAAAAGTTTTAGGAACAACAAAATTTAATGATAACATTGTTCCTGAAGTAGCATCATCTGACGAGAGAGTAGTTATGTCTGCTATTTTTAATGATGTTGTTTTAGCAGGAAGAGGGGGAAGTATTCATTATGCATCTAGTGGCTCAGGTAGTTGGACAAGTTTAATTACAGGATTAGGAACACCGACACAAAACTATGAATTTAAGAAATTCAATTTTAGCGGTACTGATAACATTATTATTTGTTCTGGGACATCAACACCCAGAATTGTTGACACTAGTTACAGCGTAACCAATGTTAATGCTACAGGTTCTGCTAACTTTAAGTACGTAGAAGTATTTAAGAATCATATATTTTTTTCAGGGGATTCTAGTAATCCTCAATCAGTTAAGTTTATGTCACCTTTCGGTACTAATGATTTTACAACAGGTAATGGTGGCGGTGAAATACGAGTTGACTCTCCCGTAGTAGGACTCAAAGTTTTCCGTGATAATTTATTTATTTTTTGTAATGATGAAATATTTAAAATTAGCACTACCCGTTGCATTAACATTAGTTACAGTATAACTGCTGTCAACAATTCGGGGTGTTGATGTCCCAGAACAAATAATAATGTTATCAGTACCATCAAAATTGAATTTTCTAAACTCATAGTTTT